TACTCTTTGAATTTCCAAGTTTTATAGCCTCACCTTCTGGTATTACTGCTCCAAATTGTTGATTATTCCCTTTATAATCTGGTTCCTCATAAATATCAAATGCAACCTTTACAAGTCTTTTAGATACTCTGTCTTTATTACGGTCTATTAAATATTTAACTTTGTTTTCTTCTTCACCCGTCAATTCTGATATGTTAACAGATTCACCCAATTCCCTTTTCAAATCGTAACCCAAATACTTATAATGTGCCAGTGCAATAGTTTCGAGTTCACTCTGTTCAGGGAAACTATCTACTCGGGATTTAATATCTTCATCAGACATACTTGTAGATATAGCATATTGCGTCATGTTATCAATAGAAACATTCTTCACTATTCTATACATTTTATCCCTTTCTTCAGCCTTTTCAACGACTGAAAGAACTTTATTATATAAGTTTGCGACTGCGCGTCTTTGACCCTCTCGTATTCTCATACGGTTCACTTCGTACGCGTCACAATTCGAATCTGGAACATCACCTTCAGCTTCTTTCCAACCACATACTTTTGAGTTCCCTTGCCCAGTACATTCCAATATTCTCGCTTTCCTACACTTTAAAAGTTGTGTTTGTTCGACTTCCTTAACAACTTCCTGTCCCAACATTTCAATATATTCCGCAATTTCGTCTGCGTCCTGTTTATTAACGATACGTTTAGATACCGCTTCGGCAACGAGTGGTTGTTTCAAAACCGCGACCATAACGTCGATCATTTGTTCCATTAACGTACCAACAACCGTAAGACCATTATTCGTTTCGGATCTATAGTTTTCGCGGTAGCCTTCTTCCACATTTTTAATACGATCTTTAATTGTTTCAAGATCCTCGACGGCCTTGACTAATTCTTTTTTGGCGGCCACGTCCTGGGACGTGGCGGATGCATCTTTGGTTTTAATAGTTGGTTCTGAAGACGTGCTCGATCTTACTGCAGCTATTATCGATGAAATCAAAAGAATAACGAGAACTGCGACAACCGCAATTTTCATTTGTTGATTTTTATTTGACATACCTTTTATAGTATACAATTATTTTTTTAACATATAGCCCTCAACTTTAACAACTTCGTCTTCGGCTTCACCATCGGCTGGTGCAGTTTCGAGCGAAGTTTCGTCTTCGTCTGGTATTGGTTCATCGTCACCACCGGTCATGACATCATCGATAGTATCAGGGGATGGTCCTTCGACTTCTTCGATTTCTTCTTCGATAACAATTTCGGGTTCGTCGGATTTCTTAAATACGAAAATGTACAAAAGTGTACTCACTATGATGACGATCACAAGTGCTGCGAGTATAACTTTTGGTTCCATGGTTTCTTATAGTATACTGGTATAAAAAATTTATCTCGTCATACTATAAAACATGAGTGAACTAATGCTCGATGATAAAAATACAATGGACGACATGAATCCATTTGTTGATTTCATGCCCGGTTCGAGTCGACAACCACACGCGTTCGGTAAATATACAGAACCAGTGGACGAACCAGAAGAAGAACCATATAAAAGTCCCGCGTGTGACGTCGTTTCCAAAAACGTCGGACGTCCTGGGTACAGAGAAGAAGAATGTTCTTTATCTAGACCACTTCTTCCAGGAAGAAATATAGATAAAGGGTTTACGAATCCAGGACACTTTTTTGATATAGAAAAAGCCGTAAAAGTGGGTACAAATAATAACTTTATTATGAACTTAATTAGTTTATTGTGTCTGATTCTATTAATTGTAATGTTCTAAATAATCTATCGAGTGTTACTTGATTTGTCGATGTTTTTATAACGTTTGGAAGTATATCCTTACATATTTGCTTTACGAGTTTTTTCTGCCATGAACACGTCTTATTTATAATTGGGGGTAAGAATGTCGGATCCAAAATTTTTATTGAATTCATAATTCGTATGAGTGAATGTATATTTCTATTTTCACACAATGCATTATCTAACGCAATCAAAACCATTTTACGTACAGTTTCGATTGTTTTAACAACCATTGTATCTAGAAACCTCTCGTATCGAACGGAACCCATACCATAATTAAATTCACAATTTGTTTTTGTCGTGAATGAATCAATTTTATCCTCGTACCCGATACCATCTGTATACTTAGAATAGTGAATTTCGGTGATAGTACACTGTTTATCTATATGATAAAGTTGGTGACACTGTTTTACGAATGCTGTCATGTATAAATGTATGAACATACATCTTTAAACCATTCCAAATTTCTTTGTTGGTTTAAACTCAAGTCGTTTATCGAGTTCTTTTAATTCGATATCTTTCTTTACGTCCATACCTTTACACTCGTGAATTTCGAGAACTATACACCGGGAACAAAACCCTAAGTTACAATATTTACAGTCGATTGGTATCCCTTTCTTTTTACACTTAAAACACGGCATATATAGACAACCTAAGTTATCTTTAACCAATATTTTTTTAAGTTAAAATGTATTCAACAATTGCAAATAATACATTTTCGTATTTTCTTACTCTCAATGAGTTTAGAGAACGGATAAAACGGGAACACCCCGAAATTGAACCATCGTGGATTAAACTCACAACAATAACCATGATTTCACAATTTAAACGGGGTATAAATATACAATTTTTGAAAACTTTCTTTGAAGAATACGAATTAAAATTGTCACGAAAAGAAAAGAAAAACCGTAAATTTATTTGGAGAATGAAGGATACGACGTTTTATAATCAGATATCACTTGTTTATGAAGATTATCATAGTACAAAATCTATAAAAGTGTTTCCGAACGGGAGTATTCAGGTTGCTGGATGTGCTGATTTATTCGATTGTAAACGTGTTATTAATCAACTCTCGTGTATGTTCAGTCGAATTCTCGGTAAAGAGTATGTTATTCCCGAAGATACGTTCCGTGTTGTTATGATAAATTCAAATTTTAGTTTGAATAAAAATTTAAACCTTCTTCAAACGGCACAAAAATTTGAATCCGTTTTTAAAACATCATTTGAACCAGATAGGTATTCCGCTGTTAAAGTAAAATTTCGACCATCAGAAGATATGAAAGAAATTACAACGAGTATATTCAGTACGGGTAAGATTATCATTACAGGCGCAGAAACACTCAAAGAGATTGCGTTTGCGTATAACATCATCGTATCACATATTCTCGAACACAAAAAGAGTATACTTACAACAGATGTCGATCCTCTTAAAAAGGAAGTTTTCGATATAGCATCAGGGTACAGTATAAATGAAATTATAGAATCAGCCAATGGTTTAGGTCATAAATCATGGGTCGACACGATCAAAAATAAACAAATTAATTTCTAATGTAATATTAATATATAAGATGTCTCAAAGACTTGGTATGGCCGACGGTCGATGCTTCACTGTAAACACTTCGAATCAATTACTCAACAATTATCTCATGAAACAAAACGGTATATCTTTCGAGGATAACTATTCGTTTCGAAAAATGCTCCAGCAAAAGGGTCCAGAACTTTTGAAACCTGTGCAAGATTTACAGGGTACCGAAAAATGTGGGTCATGTGATAAAGCACTTCTCAAAGTACCAAACATTTACTAAATGGGTACGATAAATCACAACTTTTAACTTCTTTAAGTTTTATAGAGAATGACACAGTGTGCCATCTGTCTCAATGAGGTAAGGCGGTCTAGAAAAAATATACCATTGCGTTGTGGTCATTTATTTCATTCACATTGTCTACAAAACTGGAAAAATAAAGGAAAACAAACATGCCCCGTATGTCGTAAAATATTTGATGGTGAAAATTTCAGGGTACAGATTACCGTACATAATTTATTTGAAGATACATCAAATACGGTAACTATAGAAAACGATTTCATTTTTGACGCACTTGATATATTTTTTGATATAGGAAACGAGACTGATTTATCGAGTCTTCTTGGTGACTTTGGGGTGAGTGTGACCGACTTTGATCCCTCTGTTCTTAACACAGAATGAGCTACAATATTTTTTATAATTTAACCCAGGGTAATCACGAGACGATGTTCTCGGATCCTGAATACTCTTACCTTTGGCATCGACTAATAATGGACCCGTCGCCCACCCTCTTTTATGACTAAACACATTTGCTTTGAACTTTAAAAGTTTACCAGGTATGAGTTTACCCGCCTTTTTTACGCGAGTTACCGGAACTTTAAAGAATTTCGCTATATTCTCGTACGTATTCCCTTTTTTTACTTTATATTCAACTGCACCGTGTTGTTTATAAAAGTGAAAATCACCTTGTCTAAAGTAATTTCTCTTATTACCAGGTGCTACAAACATCATAACTTTAAAATGGTTCGGTTTACATTTTTCAGTAGCTTTTGCCATGTACACCTTTTTAGGGTTATCCGCAATAACTCTTTGTGGTAACCCTTTACAATTTGTATACGTATGAGAAAGATTACGAATACCAGCCCGTTCACCTGGTACACTCTTTTGTAAACGCATTTTTTCGTAATCGCCTACAGCATACGCATAACAATTATTGTTACCCACACCTACTGTACGACCCCATAATCTTTGGGTATACTTTGGCTCAGAACCACTCAGAGGAAGGGGTTTACTCATTACTAATATCATAGAAAAAAAATATTGGTAATTAATAAAATGCTCAGAGATCTCGCCAATGCTAAAAAAATGAACGAAGTTTTAACTGAAATCCTCGTCTTTATCCTCTCCATCCTTATCAGTACATTCGTACTCCGATTTGCGTGGAACCAATCTCTCGTTAAACATATAACGACACTTAAACCAATTAAGACGTTTCAAGACGCGTTTATTCTTTCCCTCGCTATCTCCGTTGTTAGAGGTATCTAATTAAACTTCCTTGTACCCAGTGATTCTTTCACCATTTGGTGAATCCATAACTGGAAATGCATCAATTCCGTCGCATTTGCCTTTTTCGCAATCGATGAATTTGTGATCAATACTCTTCTTTTTTAAGTATTCTAACTGTTTTGTAGTCCACCCACACCATGTTGTACCGTAAACGGTCCACACCCCGGTACCTTTATTAGTTTCTTTTTGTACCTTTGTAGACTTGCCTGTATTTAAAAATATATACGCGTTGATTGCCCCAAGAATAACAAATGGTAACATGTTTTTATATCTATTTGATATATTTTAATTTGAGGTCCTGACATATCTTGGAAATGGTTTTATTTTTTGTAGGAACGTTTAGAATATTCGCAATTTTAACGAGTTCACCTTTTTTATAAGAATCACACTTACGTGTTCCTATTTTAACGTACCCCTTTTTAGATACGGAAACTTTGGGAGGTGCAGGGTTACCACCATGTTTTACAATGATCGGTTTTGGTTTCATAGGAGCGGCACGACCTATAATATCGAGAACTTTAGATAATTCCTGTGTTTTCTCCCTGTATGGTGAAAAATATCGATCTTTAAATATTCGATTAAACGTTTGTAATTTTTCGTGACCAACTGGTGTCGTGCGCAATCTAAAATCAGATACTTTATACGTGACCATACCCAAATAATCATGTGGTAAAACGCGTTCAATAAACTGAATAGTTTCCTGACCACTGAGTATTTTTTCACCTTTTAAGAAATGTCTTAATGAATTGAGAAAATAGTGAACGTCATACATATAATGTGATTCCCTGTATATACCATGTTTACGTTTGTAATCACCTGAATCTATCTCCGGGTTAGGTATACCATTAATTGAAGAAAAACCAAAATCGTTTAACGATGCTTCTATACCGATATCGTGAACTTTTAGAACTATATCGTCAATTTTAAAACGTCTTATACCCGTCGATTTAACATTGGTACTTATCAAAACGTTTTCGGTGTGTAAATCGTGGTGTCTAAACGATGGGTACTTTTTATGTATTCTATATAAATTAAATAGTACGTGTGTTACTATAGTTCTTAAATGTATTGGACGGAGTGTACTTATATTATTTTTTATAAAACTAGATAAAGTACCACTATTTGCATATTCTGTATAAATTATAGAGTATTTATCACACTCTTGATACGCGTACATTCGCGTTCCACTCAATTTTTCTACCCGTTTACCTATTTTATATTCATACTTATTTGAATCATTAGATACTTTTATTGCGACGGGTTTTTTACACTCTTTATCTACACACCCCAAAAACACTTCACCCATTTGCCCCTTACCAATTTTACGTAAACCTTTTTTATTACTTAAAGACCCATTTACACTAAAATTGGTAGTTGGTTTATAAAACACCTTTTCTGGTCTACATCCAATACCCTTAATAGCAGTTATTACATTTTTACCTAAAAGGTTTCTTTGTTTTTGCGTTTTAACATTTTTCTTATTTTTCGAAAGAGACGCAATTTTTTTCAAATCTTCGATGTGTCTTTCACGTTCCATACTGGTATAGAATAATATTTTATTCATCGATTTCTTCTTCCGTATACTCTTCTTCTACAATGTCATCACCATCGAGACCCTGGAATGCAAAGGACGGAAGTTTAGCGGATTGCTGGCAAAGAACTTGCGAAAGACGAACACTCACACCAAACTTGTTATCAATAAACCAGATCTGGTTTACGTCGACAATACACGCACACCTTTGACCCTTTTCGATCTGGTCAACCGAAATCATTTCACGCGCCGAGTTATACGCCTCAGCCAAGAATTCACCAGAGGGTTTGGTCATGATTTTAAGTTTCATTGTATCCGGGTATTCATCTTTACCCTGACGAACGAGTGGTTTATACAGAGCTTCACGAATGACGTTAATGTCATACGCTTTACCAAGCCATTCCTTGGAGTTATCAGCGACCGTCTTAATGATAATTTCATCAAGTTCTTTCAGTTTAGTCGAAAGTGCCATGGCGTCTTCGTTATCAGTATCAAAGGATAAGTCGAGCGAATATGAAGTTTTATTGGTAGCTTCATCAGTAAAAGCGCTCATACCAAACGGCGAACGCATAAACGGAAGTTGTAAATAGAGTTTCTTTTTACCATCTTGTGCATTGATATACACGGTTTTTCCACCGTTCTTGTTTTTCTTCATTTTCGTGAAGACAACAGACGATGGTTCAAATTGTTCGGAAACTTGGATAATGTTAGACATTGTATTTTATATATCATATATATGAATCCAAACTTTAAGTCGGTTTTTTTTCTTGATACAATATATATAAAATATACCAATGGGTCTTTTTAAAGATTGTGGTTGTGGATGCAACGGTAAAAAACAGGAACAAAAATTCCTAATTTCCATAATGTCCGCGTTAGTTTTCTTTGTTGTCGCAAACCCAGAAACATTTCGCGTTATGCGTAAAGTATTCGGGTCATGGGTTTCCAGCCCAACTGGCTGTCCATCGACAGGCGGTCTCGCGCTTCACACGATTGTTTTCATGCTCGTCACGTGGGGTATGATGAACATAAAGCGTGAAGAATATGCACCATTTGAACCTATGACTGAAGAAGTTGTCGGGCCATCGCCAGTACCAGGACCCGCACCAGGCCCAACTCCACCACCAAAAATGGTCGATATGCCATCACCATTACCAGGCATGTCTGAAGATCAATTTTCGACATTTGATTCAGGTATGAAACTCGAATCCATGGACTTGACTACCGATGGTGAAGCCGTCACGTGCTCGTGTTCCGACGGTAGAAGTGCTGTTATTACACCTTAATTAGAATTCTTCATCAAATTCTATGGATGTTGTATCTTCGTCCATTTTACCATAATCACCAACACGCTTTTCAAAAAAGTTTGTTTTACCGTCGAGTGATATATTCTCCATAAAATCAAAGGGATTTTTAGTGTTCCAGATTTTATTGTGACCCACTTGTTTTGATAATCTATCCGCGACATATTCGATATACTCTGACATTTTACCCGAATTCATACCTATGAGACTACACGGAAGTGCGTCTGTAATGAATTCCTTTTCGATCGAAACGGCATCTCTTATAATTTCTTCAATCACCGCACCCGATGGTTTGTTTTTTAACATGTTGAATAATTCAACCGCAAATTCTTGGTGCATACCTTCATCACGACTTATGAGTTCGTTACTAAAACACAAACCCGGGAGTAACCCTCTCTTTTTTAACCAATAAATAGCACAAAAACTACCCGAGAAGAATATACCTTCAACACATGCAAAGGCTAATAAACGTTCAGCGAATGGTCGTTTCTTATCAAACCATTTCATAGCCCATTTAGCTTTTCGTTCAATACACGGTATCGTTTGAATTGCCTCAAACAACTGATTTTTTTCAGTGGAACTTTTTATATATTTATCTATGAGTTTGCTATACGTTTCACCATGAACCATTTCGTTATGTGCTTGATACGCGTAAAATGAACGAGCTTCGGTAAGTTGAATTTCATCCGCAAAATTATTATTAATATTTTCAAAAACTATACCATCGGAACCAGCAAAAAATGCTAAAATATATTTTATAAAATGTTTTTCGTTATCACTTAATCCATTCCAATCGTCCATATCTTTGGAAAAATCAATCTCTTCCGCAGTCCAGTTGGACATCTGTGCCTTTTTATACAAAGACCATAAGTTTTCGTATTTAATTGGAAATACAGTAAACCTACTGAGTGTTGGTAAAAGCATTGGTTCTGATTCTTCCAGGAATTCCTGGAATTCAAAGAAGTCTCCCACCAGGGTATCATTTACCAGTATTTGTGGGTATGTAGAAGCTTGTGTACCACATCTAGTTTTTAGTTCGATTTTATCAACTATTGTTTTTGTGTATTCGAGGTTATAGTCCTTGCAAAGGTTTACTGCGTGTTCGCAATACGTACATCCATCCTTGGATAAAATTTCAACTCCCATCTGTGCTAATACTTGTAAATATTTTTGTCGTAAAACTTTAGATATGATTAATTTTTATGAAATACAGCCTGGAGATTTAGTCCGGGTTCTCGTGAATATAGAGGATGATATAGAAGATGAACTGTACGCCACAGTAAAAGAAAACAATGAAGACTACCTTGTTGTTTCGTATTATTCCGAAACGTCTCTAACCTATAAATGCGCGCGTTTATATGAATTAGATGAAACTAAAGATGAACTTGTTCAAAGTGAGAATATCTCTGAACATCACCAGTCTCCAACCTATTTCAAAAACATTAAGGATAACTTATACGCAATGATAGATGATATAGATTCGGATGAAGACAGTGAAATAATAGACGAATCTGATGATGACGGGAGTGATCTCGAGGACTTTATTGTACCAGACGACGAAGTTGATGGGATGGTTATACCACCACCAAACAATGCTATTATTGATAAAGAATGGGACGAATGGGAACCTCGAAGCCCAGGTTCTATGCGTTTTAAGGAAATAGTAAATGTTATAGAAACACAAGCAAAAATACAAGCGGATGAACTGAATTTTTAAAACCTAAGTGCGATTTATCATTTTCATAAATATACCGATTTAGTATAAAAATGGAAGAACTCACTACTACTATATGGTCCCATGTGGACAAACTTTTAAAAAAACCATTACTAAAAAAGCCAATTAATACTTATACGTGTAAAGAATGCAACGGAACAAAAGTGTTCTCAAAAGAAGGTATGCCAACGTGTTCGGAATGCGGACTCGTTGATTCTATGTTCATAGACGAAAGTCCTGAATGGACAAGTGGTATATCCGACGATGGTAAAATAAACGACCCTTCGAGATGTGGTGGACCGAACGCAAACCCCGAACTCTTTTCTCAAGCGTGGGGTAAAGGAACGATTATCGCAACACAACACACATCCACGTATGAAAATAAACGTATGGCTAAAATTAACTTTCATCAATCCATGAATCATAAAGATCGCGCATTATTTCACGCGTATAAAAGTATAGATGAAGCATGTCCAAACTTACCCGAGTCGGTTTTAAAAGATGCTAAAATGATGTATAGAAAATTTAATTTAGAAAAGCTGACGAGAGGTGCGGTTCGTTCGGGTATTAAGGGTAACTGTGTTTTATACGCGTGTCGTTTATCGAAAATTCCAAGAACGACGAAAGAAATTGCAGATATGTTTAGAATAAATAGTAAAGATATTAGTCGAACAACGCAAATGTTTACAGAAACACTTTTAGGTAAAACAGAAAAAAACTATGTTACACGACCATTCGATGTTATGCAAAGGTTACTCAATGAATTTACAGTTACAAGAGAACAACGACTTAATTGTAATAAAATGTGTTCCAAACTTGAAAATTGTTCGGAACTTATGAGTAAAACACCGAACAGTGTGGCGTCGACTATCATTTATTTCGTTCTTAAGGATATTTTTACAAAAACCGAAATATGTGAAAAGTGTGGTATATCTATACCAACACTAAATAAAATTGAAACTATAATTAAAAAATACTTAGAGGAATAGAACACTAAAATTGTAATATGATAAAATTGTTTTTAAGTACCCCGTGTTATGGTGGTCTTTGTTTAGAAAAATACATGATAGGTATCATAAAACTTCAATTACTATTAATAAAAGAGGGTATTCAACTCATGATTGATACAACGGAAAATGAAAGTCTCGTACATCGCGCACGTAATGTCGCTGTTGGTCGATTTATGCAGAAAACAGACGCGGACTATTTTATGTTTATAGATGCCGACGTTGATTTTGATCCCGCCTCAGTTGTTCGTCTATTAAAATCGGGACACGATGTATCCGTTGCTATTTACCCCAAAAAAGTCGTCATGTGGGACCAAGCTAAAACTGCGATAGAAGCAGGTGATACTCGTGATTTGTCCATGCTTTCATCCAGTTTAGTCGCAAATATTGGTGCTACACAAAGATCGGTCGTAAACGGATTTGTTGAAGTTTTAGATGGTCCAACGGGGTTCATGGTTATTACTCGAAAAGCATTCGAAAAAATGCACGAAAAATATAAAGATCTCGATTGTAAAAATGATCATCAAAATCGTGACTTTGACGACTATTGTGCGGTATTTGATTGTATGATTGATCCCGAAAATAGACGATACCTTTCCGAAGATTACGCGTTTTGTAGACGATGGCAACAAATAGGTGGTAAAATATACGCGGATTGTAATACAACACTAGGACATGTCGGTAATTTACCCTTTAGTGGGTGCTTAAATGAAAGGCTTAAGGCTTAGAGTATATATGTAATAAAATATGAGAATAGCGACAATACTCGTAACACGTGGTAAATCATGTCATGTAAAAACATTACACACAATCCTTAAATTTAATTTAAAGTGTATGCAAAGGGGTAATACTGAAAATGAAGTTGTTTTTGTAGACGATGAACCTTTTGAAAAAGCTGAAATGATTTATAAATATTTAAAAAGTCACGATCGTATTTTCTTTATTGATTTTGGTATAAGTGTTGATGAAGCTTCACTTGATAAAGTATTTGATAAAAACGATAGTATTGGGTGTCTCGTTTTTCCAGGTGTTACTGAAGGTATAGATTGGGGTATGTTCAAAGAAAAAGTGGTTTCAAAGTCTAAGGAACCCGTTGAACAAATTGGGTTACATTTCGATACAATAGTCGCGAATAAAATTTCAGATGATATGTATTCCGTAAACGAAACATCGGCAAAGTCGTGGGTTATGATGAATAAAAATGTTATGAAACATTTAAAAGATAAGAAAAATGGTGCGTTTAAGATACACCCTAGAATGAAAAATATGTTTTTAAAATTTAAAGAGGCTGGTATCAAAATTCATGCATATACAGCAGCTAAGTTGATTATGACGTATAGTCACGAATGTGTAAGTAATATACTCAACGCTGCAGGTGTTAAATCAAATTAAAGAATAGAGTAATTATATAGAACAGAATGACACGTGTGTCTGTAAAGTCGGATGATCCACTTTACAAATATGCGATCTCCTTTATGGAATCCAAATGGGGTACTAAAAAAGGTATATTTCCGGGGTGCCAACCAATTTCAATAGAAAGGGAACACTTTCGTATACTCGCAAATAACGAGTACGTTGTATGCGAAAAAACGGATGGTACGAGATACATGATGTTGGCGTTTATGTTTGAAAATCAAAAAGTGTGTGTTTTCTTAAACCGTGCTCTTGAAATGTTCATATGCCCACTTAATTTTAGACGACCGATATATGAAGGTACTATACTTGAAGGTGAATTATACGAGAATACATTTATGATATACGATTGTTTAATGACATGCGGTGAAGTTATCGGACAACAAAATTTTTTAGAGCGTCTCGAACATTGCGAAAAAACAACTAAAAAGATGATGGTTTTAAAAACGGATCCGATATTTTTAAAGGTTAAAACGTTTCATCTTCATACCGAGTTTAACAAGTTCATGGATGTATATCTCCCGACCGTCAAACAAGAAATGGATGGTCTTGTTTTTACACCTATAAACGAACCTGTACGTACGGGTACACACGAAACTATGTTCAAATGGAAACCAAGAAACAAAAATACAATTGATTTCAAAGTGAAGAAAGCACCAACGGTCGAAACACCGGGATGTACACCTGGACCACCTGTATGGCGTTTGTATATACAAGATAAAGGTAAACTTATACACGAATCTCAGATACCAATAGACCGTATGCCAGAATATAGATGGTTGAGAGAAAATGATATTGTTGAGTGTATGTACGTGACGTGGGAAAAAGGTCCTCTATGGTGGAAACCATTAAAAAAACGAACCGATAAGACGTTTCCAAATAGTCGACGAACCTTTTATAGAACACTCGTGAATATTAAGGAGGACATTCAGATGAAGGAGTTTTTAGACTGTAGACCAAAATGTAATGACTATCTTCTTTAGGTAATTCACTTAATTTTCCTAAACTATCATCATCTTGTATGATCCAATCTTCACCGAATTTAGACATAGATATGTAATGACCACCCCATTGAACACCTTTATGAATTATAGAACCACGTAAATCGTACCCCATTTTTAAAGATGTATCAACTTTTACATTACTTTTTTTATCGAATGATACAAGTAGAATTTTTGGTTTCTTAGATATAAAACACCGTGTTGTTGCGACGTGGTGTTTCACGTTATCGTTGTCGACATATCCTTCAACCACGTTCCAATTGTATCCTTCCTCTATCATTTCGTCTATACCTTTTACTTCATTTTTCATATTTAAAATATGAATACAAAAGGGTGTTTTTATAACATTTTTACTTGCGGGTGATAGTGTTACTTGTGTTGTTTCACCGTAAAGGAGATCTTTAATTATAGGGTACCCCTTTTCGAGTATATCTATAATACATAATAGAGCGTCCTGAGCATCATGAGGATCACCTATTTTAAACCAGGGGTACAATTTCACAAATTCTTTTAAAAGTGGTTCGAGTGTAAAAACCTTAACTTCATGCGTTGAAAAATAAACATGTACAACGTGTTCGTATATTTTTGTAAATAAACAATCACCTTCGTATTTATTTCGTACTATATGAGATGATATATCGTGTATATGTAGAAAACACTGTATAGCCGAATTAAAATAACACGTGTTTCCAATATTTGTAAAACCGTGCATCTAAAAAAGGTGTATAAAAAAGGCTTAAGAAGAAGACGCGATACATAAATGTAAGAAAACATGAACGTACATAAAATTTGTGATACAATTCAACCCATTCTTGATAAACACAAGAATGAGGAACACGTTGAAATGGAATTCCGTCTCGGTAAATACAATGGGACCTTCTTCGATACGAATATAGGTGAAAAGATGTATATTAATCTAATGAAAGGTCTTAATAAATACCCTGGTTGGGAACGTATTGAAACGTCACAAACTGACGTCTTTTTCCGTGAAAAGGATAATCTTCGTATAACAATAGATGAATCTACAAACGAGGAAACTATCGTGAAAAAAGAACGGGTACATATCGAAGATTTTAAACAAATCAAGGATACACCTTTTGATATACGGTTTGCCGTATGTAAAGAAATTCCTATGGAACATGATTATGAAAGTGAAATGGACGGTAAAAAAACGAAAACACGTACATCGTATATTCGTAAAAATGTATCTATTGATATGACATCTATTTCTGGTAACACTCAAGATATGGATTCGGAAGATCCATTTACATACCAAATTGAATTTGAAATTATAAAACCCCAAAATGTTGAAGATAAGGATACATTATTTAATATTATTCATAAAATAAAAGATTTATTTATTATGTTAAATTAATATAAAATGTTTGTCACTTTTAGTGATTAGTAAAAAGAAAAATTATATTTCAAATCGAACATCCTTCTCAAGGAGATACTTTGTATAAAATAAAAAAAAGTTTTTTTTGGGTAATCGCAAAAAGTGACAAACATTTTATAATAATTATAATGTTACTATATCATATACAGTATGATCATAGCTTGGATACTTATACTTATAATTATACTATTTGTATTACGTGATATTGATATTACAGGTGAACGTGTGTCTGTTCTTGGATTTTCTACAAAATACTTCTATATGTCAAACGGTGAATCAAAAAATATGTATGAACAAATGCGTAAAGATGGTATACCCGACGAATCACTTAAAGAATTTATCATGATGGAAGATCGATTCCTTAACCTCGAACGTTTATCGGTATGTACACAAACCTCGAGAATAATAGAGGCATTTGGTCTTTCTAAACAAATAACAGATAATTTTCTCGGATACGATTTTTCATATCACGCGAAACACCTTAAACAAATTTCCGAACCACATAAACTTATAAATCGAAGTATAGTATGTTCGTAAGGTACAAAAGTGTACGTCGATGGGTTCCCGGTTCCATCTTATGCATATTATCGTATATGAATAGCATAAGATTTTGGTCATCGGGGTCACGATATTTTTCTAAATATTCTTCAGCATTATCACTGTTTATAAAATCATCCGTACAATGGTATTCAATTTCTAATTTACCCATAGTAGTCCCACCTTTCCTTTCAATGCTAATATAATCTGCTAACGTATAAAATATACTATCTATAATGCTCGACAAAATATATTTATCCCAACGATCTTTATAATCTATAATAAAGTCATTTGTATTTTGTCGGACACGGTTTAATAATAGTTCTCTCGGATCGTCCATCTTTTTATTTATTTTTGCGTTTATTCTTTAACGCAGATGGTGTATTTTGTTGAAGTTGACGTTTTATTGTAACGTAATTCTTTATTTTACTACTATTAAGAGCGTATGTTTTTGGTAAATTCGTCGCATATTTTATAACGTTATTTACCATATTTTTACCAAACTTACCATACAACTTTTGTGCTTCATTTCTGAGAAGTTTTTTCTTAAGGGTATTTTCTTGGTTAAGTTTCATGTTTTTGACCATAGCTTTTTTGATATCGTTTGCGACCATCTTTCGTATAACACCGTTACGTGTAGTTACATTAAGAGAATTATTCTTTTCAGCCTTATTTAATTCTCTCTTTATATCACGTACATTTTTATCCAAATCCATAACTTTACCATACTTTGTCATCCACTTTTTACCGTACATTTTAACGAGATCGTTTCTTATACCCGTATCATTGAGTTTTCTTTTCTGATTGGTCACGTTTCGACTTCTTCTCATTTTAAGCGCGTATTCCATTTCATTGGCGAGTGAATTTGGGGAATTTGGTTTATTTTGAAGTTTATCACATAACATTTTTACAGTATCCTTATCGTCGATCGTGATACCTTTGGATAATGCCATCGCAACGAGTTGGTCCTTTTTCATTTTTCGACACAATTTTCCATCTATTTTTAAGTTGGATGTACCTTTCTCAATCGCATCGAGTGCGGAACATATAACATTTTTAGTATTTTTTTGACGTACCCCAACAACACCCAACTTTTTAGCAACGTCGAGTAAAACTGGTTTTGTAAGTCTATCACACTTACGTCCATCTATTTTCATAGTACCATCTTTATCGTAAGAAATAGAAACGTTTTTAGGTGTAGTTTTTTTCTTAGTTGTACCCCGTTTCTTTGGGATTTTAAAACAACACTCAGACCCTTGTGGATTTTTACGAACTTCAAACCCATCTTTACACGGTGGACGACGTGGTTTAGGACACGTAGACGCTTTTACACTTTTCATCATAGGGAGTTTTGGTAGGTTTACATTACGGTTTACCAACCCCATTGTGTACCCTAAAACATGGAGTAGTTTTACCATATCAACACCTACTTTATATGCGTTTTCGAGGTCATCTGGATCACTTTCACCTTGAACTTGAACAACACCCGAACCAAGTTTCCCAGATTTGGTCGATAAAACAAAATTATGATCTTTGTACGTCATGTATAAAAAAGGTGTTATTTCAGACTCGTAACTAATACTTTGTGCTTTTACCGGATTTTGTTGTGAGATTCTTGTTAAATCAAAATTTACATTTGTATTAAAGAACCCCGCGATATTGTTATATTCAATTTCATTATATAAAAAACCCTGTTTTTGTGTATACGTATCAATTAAATATTTACGCAAAGCTTCAGGTTGTTTTTTGAGATTACTGGATCCTAAAAACCCACCCGAAAAACGAATTTTACCATTACTGTAAATGACAAACGTAAAATTTTTACGTTCAGTTCCATCCATAGTGTACCCACTTAACTGTACAGAAAAGAACTCTTTATTTAAATCACCCTTTAAACCAAAATTAGACGTGTGTATGGCACCTGTCTGAAACCTTCCGTAATACCCCTTAATCTCGTTAAGATCTAAGGTTAAACCAGGTGCTATTTGAGCATGTCCCTTTGGTTTTTGTTTTAAAATGTATTGTAAATCTACACGTTTTTCATCCTTTGAAAACTTTTTATTTACAAGAACATTGTACATACCCGGATGAAATTTTCCAATTTTGAGACCACCTTTTTTAGACGGCGTTGTCTGAATAGACACATTCGAATTTTTTACAAATTGCCTGGGATCCATATCTTAATCTAACGTGATATTTTAATTAATACTCATTACCAAATGTAATATCTTCATTCACTATATCTACACCAAATATGAACGCCTGTCTGGGGTAATTACGTCCCTTGTATGTAAGTGTTACTTCACGAACTTCTATTTCACGCTGACTGAACGGACCCACGTAAAAATCCTGAGTAAATCGAGGTTTTCCAAGATTATTTGCTTGACAATGCGAATTGAATAACGCGACGAATTCTTTTTGTGGACAAAATAAGTCTTTCCCGTATTTTACACCCGTGGATTGCATGAAGTTTTCGAGTGTACTTGCAACCGTCGCAACTTGTTTCTGAACTGTCTTGAAATATTCGGGAACGACATTCCAAATATCTCTATCTGCATACTTTTGCGCATATTCAAGATATGCACGAATACACTTTTGAAGTATGACGGGTAATTCTGCATCAAGTTTATATTCAAGCGTTGGGTCGGCATCTTTGACCTGTTTACCAAAGTTCCACGTAAGAATACGACGCAAAACACTACCTGAATTATCTTTCCAATTTGGAACTTCATTGCCACCAAGAATACCAGGTGTTGTCCATTCAAACGATTTAGCTTTTTCGTGTTTTACCGCAATAGATACGTCTTCACCAGACACAATAGACTGAAATTCAGCCTGTTCGAGTTGTAAATCACCTTTTACTTCTGGGGCTATGAACATGAATGCATCATAAATGGACGATAAACCAAACTTCTTTTCAACATTATTTGAAAGTGTACGTACATCATCTGCGTTATAGAATTTACGAAACACTTTTGTGATAAGCGTCGATTTACCTGAACGCGCAATACCTTTTAAGAAAGGTATAACCTGCCATGTATCTATATCATTCACACCAAAACATAAACGACCACCCATAACATACATCCATTTAGATACATCCGAATCAAATTTCTGGTATTCGAGAATCGACTGGAAAAATGGTGTTGGAATATCATACCAGTTTTCTAGATGTTCGTAATTCGTAAATTCCTTATCGAAATATTTACAACTTACAATGGTTTGATCAAGATTTTTAAATTCACGCGACTCGTACGTATAAAAGTTAGATTCATAGAGACCTGTTTGCGCAGACCACTCCTTACCTATAAAAATTCCATTTTTAAACGACCAGACGTGTCTATTTTTAATAATCTCTGGAAACTGCATATCTTTACAGTGTGTTAAGTGTCGAATAACGTCGTTATAGGCCGATCCACGACTCGATAAATTTTTCCAAAGTTCGTACCGTGTTTCTTTCTGTGCAACCCCATAAACGTATTCCTGTATTGTTTCAACCTGTTTCCACGCACGTGTATCTTTACCATCTTCGGTCTTGATTTGTGTACAACAGTACCCTTTGTATCTTTTAACATTCGTTTCGTACAGGTTCTGTAAACATGCGAGTATGGCTTGTTGGTACGGTGCTAATTCCTCTACCTTTTCCATAGTTGAACACCTAAAAATGGATGGATCTGATTCCGGGTTTATGGGAACGTATGTCGGATTATTTATACGTTCATGTATACGCGCCGCTCTAAAAATAATTTGCCATGCATCATCGACCTGATCAATAAGACGATTTATACGCATGGATATTTTCATATCTTCATCGTCTTCCGTATCTAAAAGTCTCAAAACTTCAGCCCGATGATACATTTGTCCCAATTGCATTTTTAGGCGTTTGTGGTTTCCAGAAACGAGTTCAACGTCAAACCGAACGGGTAATCCCGTTTCAGGGTCCAGGTCCTGAGGATTTATAAAGTTTTTATATCCAAGTTGAAACGATACCATGCTATTATCTGTAGCATTGATGTCCCACATATCTTCCAATTCTGATAGAAGGTGCATAAACTCTTCAGGATTGAGTGATTGAATCTGGTTAGACCACATAATAGCATTGGATTCACGTTGATTTGATTCCGAACTGATAAAATGTGTTTCTTCCATTTTCTTTTATTACATATGGGTTATTTTTCTAAGTTAATTTTTTTGCATCTGAGATAACATTTTTATAAGAATTTTGTTTTGAACTTCCATCTGTCTGGAAATATTTACCAGTGCGGAACATACGGTATCACCTTCTTCGGTGGCGAGGACCGAACTTAAGAGTCCACCCATATCCATCATATACGGTTCATCTTCGAAATCATCGATATCCGGGAGTTCACCTCCGACTGTAGTTAAGTCATCTTCTTCAATATTCGATCCAGTTTCGGATTCGGATCCATATTCTTGTTCTTCAATTTCGTTATTTTCCTGAATTTCTTCGATTGGTTCAAGAAGTGTTTCTTCTTGGTCAGCCATTTATATGTACCAGGAAAAATAGGGTCGGGTTTTTTCGCAGGTTTCACCCGAAAAAAAAATCTCAGCCTATAGTACAAAAACAAACAATATGGCCGGTGGTCTCATGCAACTCGTCGCCTACGGCGCCCAAGATGTCTACTTGACTGGTAACCCAAAAGTCACTTTCTTCCAGGCTGTTTACAAACGCCACACTAACTTTGCGATGGAAAACATCGAACAAACTGTCAACGGTACTGCCGCGTCCTCCGGTCGCGTTTCCGTCACGGTCGCCAGAAACGGTGATTTGATCGCGGACATGTACGTTGAATTGACCACTAAAATCGCTTTTGACAAGACTAAAGATGCGTGGGCCGCGGAACGCGCGATCTCTACTGCTGAATTGTCCATCGGTGGTCAAAGAATCGACAAACACTACCAAAAGTGGTGGAGATTGTACGCAGAATTGTACATGGACGAATCCAAGAAGTTGAACTACGGTAAGATGACTTCCACGCTCGGGGGTGCCAGTCCAGACGCGAAAACGTGCTTTTTGCCATTGATCTTTTTCTTTAACAGAAACCCAGGATTGGCCTTGCCATTGATTGCTTTGCAATACCACGAAGTCAGAATTGACTTGGACTTGGCGTCCGATTTCGGTACCAACTTTTCTGCCTTGAAGGTGTGGGGTAACTACATCTACCTCGACACTGAAGAGCGTAGACGATTCGCGCAAAAGGGTCACGAATACTTGATCGAACAAGTCCAACACACTGGTACGGACTCCTTGGCCGACAGTGGATCCACCAAGCAAGTCAGATTGTCGTACAATCACCCAGTCAAGGAATTGGTGTGGTGTACTGACACCGGTTCCAACTTATGGAACTTCACTGATAACACTTCTATTGTTATCAGTTCCAACGTCGTCTCTCTTGATGCCACTGCTAACGTGTTCGTCTCCCCATCCTCTGCGGGTGCCCCACAATTGCTCTTGGACTCCACGACACAATGGGATGAAGAAGCTTACGGTCCATTGACTTCCTTCAAGTTGGTCCTCAACGGCCAAGACAGATTCAAGGAACAATCCGGTAAGTACTTTAACCAAGTCCAACCATTTGTTCACCACTCCGGCTCCCCAATGCCAGGGATCTACTCGTACTCCTTTGCGCTCAAGCCAGAAGAGCATCAACCAACGGGTACCTGTAACTTCTCCAGAATCGACAACGCGCAAGTTTCGGTCACGTGTAACAGAAACACCAGTTCCCTCCACATGTTCGCGACGAACTACAACGTGTTGCGCATACAATCGGGGATGGGCGGTCTTAACTTTGCAAACTAATCAGGAGCAATACAGGACCAAAAAGCGGGCGTTAAAAGCGTTTGTCCCGCTAGTCTGTATAAACAGGCAAGACATCCTGGTTGCGGGAAGTTCCTTAGAGCTCTAACTACCACCTTCATTTGGAAACTTATGAAGGGAACTCGGTTAATTACCGAACCCAATGGTAAAAAGGTTAGAGATTGGATAATCCGC